ATAATCGGCATTTTCGAATCGTTCTAGTTGAGTAGTTGTAAAATCTGTTATATATCTATTTCTCCCATCAATTCTAAAAGTACGCCCTGGCATTATATAAATATATAATAATTTATATTAACTTATTTCTGAGAGAAATAATAGCTATTTAATGAACAACATAAAATATAGAATAAGAATACATGCGATTCAAACTAACCGGATATTTAATTATAAGGCATCTCTATTAATATAAACTCTTTTATTATGTTAATATAATTGGATTGAATACCAAAATATAAACAATAAAAATAGGTTCCTGCTAGTGTAAGTTGAAATTCGCTCGAAAAATCAGTAAGGAAAACTATAATAATATACAATGTTATAATAAATGTCTGAAGAATAATATAATTATACCCAAACGTATTTTATCTTTTATACTAGTCTATCTGTATAATTTCTTAATAAAATTGCCGGAACAATATAGAATATAAATTTCAATGTAAATGAAAAAAAGTTTTCACGTGAACTAGTAGAACCAAAATTAGATCTTTTTTTTTAAATCTCTTTAAGTTTCATATATATAATTCATATTATATATAAAATAAAATGAATTTAAATAACTTAATTGCTGTAAGCTAAGCCACCCATACCGGACATAATTCTAAGTACGTTGTAGTTTCTAGCATATACGCGTACTTTGGCAGTGTTGGTACCTTCAACGCTAGCGTTGGATAGAACAAGTTGTAGAGTCGCATTATCAATACGACTGAAATTGCACGTACCCGACGGTTGTTGTTCTTCAGGGCGTAGAGCGAACGAGTAAAGATTAATACCAGTATCCGGGGAGCGGGTGTGGTGTTGGAAAGGTTGTACTTGGTCGAAGTATGTACCTTCACGCTCCGAGAAGCGATCTTGGCCGTTCAATTGAAGCTTGGCGGTTACAACCGGGTTTTCGCCCCAGCAGTGCATATCAAGCGAAGTTTCCGCTAGTACAAAGGTGCCGGCATCCGAAACACCCGAAGCAGATACCGTTCCGCCATTCATAGCCCAATCCGCACCATCATCTCCACCCATCGACCAACCAGCCGAAGCACTTGCGGTCTCAGTATTGTATGTAGGAGCTTCAGCTTGTTGGAATAGACCCGACGCACCAATGAATGCGTTGCTACCTTCAACCGTCGCATCCGAACCGAACGCTTTGATCGAGTTTGGTAGAGCATCAATCGCGTCGGTGTAATTGAATGGTTGAGCACCAAGAGCCTTGAATAATGTGGCGTCGCCTTGGGTAGACGCGCAGTAGTCTACGTTGCAATCTGGTTGGACGACCCAGATTAATTCTTTACATGGGTGATTGAAGTTAAGTCTGATCTTGTTGGACGAAGAACCGACCGATTCCGAGCCAGTGAATTGTAGTTGCTCGATTAAATATTCAGCTGGGTTTTGCGCCATACGACGGCGTTCATCGGTATCTAGGTAGATGTAATCAACGTATAGCGACGCGGATACAAGCGATTGGGCATAAGCCGAAGTTACTTTTACATCATTGCCTGATGTAGGCGATAGCGATGTTACAGCCCATAGACATTCGTCAATGGCACGCAAATCAAGATTAATCTTTACTTCGTGATATTGGAGGGCAATTAGAGGTAGAGCAAGACCAGGGTTGGTACAGAACCAGAATTGTAGCGGGATGTACAAAGTGGTCTCCGGTAGAGCATTACGAGGCGCACATACTTGTCTAGGAGCGGACGAATCACAAGGGCCATCCACTTCAGCGAACGAAGGGTCAGTCATGAACGTCAATTGGGTGGTTTGACCGACCATCTTCTTGTAACCGGCTTCTTGGTTCTTGTCTAGAGTTAATTGGCACCAAATTTGCATCCAGTCGCCATAGTGTTTGTCGATGCGTTGACCACCAATTTCAACTTCAACTTGTTCAATCAATTGATGACCAGGGAAATCTAACCAACGAGCATAAACACCAGTGCCCGCACTGTTTAGATTTTGGTTAATTTCTGGTAGAGTGACTTGTAGGTAAGTGCGGTAAGCAAGGTCACCGTTACGAGAAATGGTACAGTTTACTCTGCGACCAAAATCTGCTTGACCATTGAAAGTTTGTTCAATCGACTCCATCGCAAAATTGCTGTGTCTGCGATAAGTTACTTTCCAAAAGGTAATTTGCGGATTACCCGTAAGATATACATCTTGTGCGCCATAAGCTACTAATTGCATAAGTCCACCACCCATTCTATAAATTAGTAAAAGAAAAAAAAAATAGAATTCTATTTAATTAAATTTTGTGATATAAATTTATTTACATAATTATTGGAATAATGTTCGTGGTTTATATCTTTTACAAATAAGTAACAATTTATTTTTTTACGTTTTACTTTCCACCCATGACGTTTGGCATTTAAAATGAATGCTTTAATAAAGGTTTTCTTATCCATAATGTATAAATAGATAGTTAATATATAAAACAAACTATTAATGTATAATAATGAATAAAGAGATAACGATTGATAATTTGTATACAAAATATCTAAATGAATTCAATCACAATGAAGAAAAAATAATATCCAATATTTCTAAATATACCGAAGATGAAGAAAAACAACAGCTAGAGTTAATAAAATTGAAACAGTTACGTAATAAAAAAAAGAATTATTTTTTAAATAATTCGAATGATTTATTTAATTATTTTGAATGTAAGCAAGAAATAGAGAAAAATAGAAATCCTAAAAAAATGATTCAGCGTTTTTTTAATAGAGAAGAAGATACGAGTGTAAATTCTCTAAATAAAAGCATACAAAATTATATAAAAAAAAATAATTTTGTAAATATAAATATAAATGATTTTATGTATGATAATAATGTTTGTAGTAAATGTAAGAAAGGTGAAATGATTAAACTAATGGTAGAAGGTATTTTATTATGTAATAATTGTTTCAACAATGAAACTTTTTTTGTAGATAACGACAAGCCTTCCTACAAAGATCCGCCTAAAGAAATATCATTTTATGCGTATAAACGGATAAATCATTTTCGTGAGATATTGTCTCAATTTCAAGCAAAAGAATCCACCGATATTCCTGAAGAAATAATAAAACAAATTGAGACTCAAGTAAAAAAAGAGCGTATTGAATTATCGGAATTAACCAATAAAAAAACAAAAGAAATTCTAAAAAAGTTAGGATATAATAAATATTATGAACATATACCTTTTATAAAAGACCGATTGGGTATAAAACCCCCCGTCATGACTCCTAAACTAGAAGATACTTTATGTAATTTATTTATGGATATACAAATTCCATATTCTAAATATTGTCCTAATGATAGGGTTAATTTTTTGAATTATTATTATACCTTATATAAATTATGTGAGCTATTAGGTGAGTATACTTATCTAATTCATTTTCCAATGTTGAAAGAACAAAAAAAGGTAGAACAAGATGAAATCTGGAAAAATATATGTATGGAATTGGATTGGGAATTTATACCTACATTATAGTCCACCAGGGAAACCAACAAGATTTGCGCCTATACCAAACCCGGCACCGGTTCTAGCATTCGCTCCCATGGTAGGTATATAAGTATCTAAAACGCTAAATGTGGCAGCCGCTACAAGAGCAATTAGAATAATTTCATCTACTTTTAAACTTTGTTTAGGTATAGCATAAGCAGCAATAGAAACCATTAAGCCTTCTACTAAATATTTTACAACACGTTTGATTAATTCTTTTACATTTAACATTATATAATTAATAAATAGAAAAAAATATATAAATAGAGAATATAATTAAGTATAATGAATAACGTAGATTTATTAGATGAAGACAGAGCGATTGCCGAACAAAAGTTTGTATGTTTATCCTTTGTCTCGCCTGAATATTTAATAAAAAAAAAAGATATTTTTTATTTTGAACAGTTTGTTGCCCAATACGATACAAATAAATCTATGACAAAGTTTAACGAGTTTATTAATTTTGTCTCTTACAAATATAATATTTCTAGCGAAGAGTTAATGAAGGAATATGAATCGTTTGTAGAGATGTTTAAGGATAAATTGAAACACGATGTCAGCGATGATTACAAAACATTTGTGGATAAACATGAAGAATTATTAGATAAACAATTTTCTAAAGAACATTCATTTCAAACTACGGTCCGTGGATTAAAAGTCAGAGGTGTATTTCCTAGTCAAGAAGAAGCCGAGCTTAGATGTAAGATGTTACGAGAATCTGACCCAAATCACGATGTATATGTTGGTCCAGTAGGCACATGGTTACCCTATCATCCGGAAGCCTATAAAACCGGAAACGTTCAATATCTTGAAAAAGAGCTAAATGATTTGATGCACGAGAAAAAGAAAAATGAGGATAAAGCTAAATTAACCTTTGAGACAAGGGTGAAAGAGTCTAAAGTAACCGCCATTGAAAATAATATGAAAAAGGCAAAAGAACACAATAATAAATTAACCCAAAGTATCAATGAAAAAGGTGAATTAGTAACGATTGAAAATATGAATACCCAAGAGAAGACGTTAGGTGTAAATGCTTCACTAGAAGATATTCGTAAAGAATTATTTGAAGGGGATGTTGTTCCTAATAAATAAATGGTAATATATATATATGTCTTATCTTAGTATACCATTAGATGATATATCTTTAGTTACTTTATCAAAAACGGTCTATATAGAAGATATATCTAGTATTCGGTGGAATAACGTAGATATTAGTAATTCATTGACGGATGAATTTCCAGACGGAAATCCCGAATATATTGCCTTATCAAGAGTAAGAGAATATAAGAATAGAGAAGGATTAAATATATACGATAATGTATTTTATAGAACAAGGGTAGGTAGAACAACGGGTAGTAACATAGATTTTACAAGCACCAATTACGAAGATAGAAAAATGCGACGAAAAGCTGAAGTATTAAAGTATAAATCCAATACTCTTACGAAACATGAAGAATTCCGCCGAACCATTAACAATAAAATAAGTCAAGCCCAATTGAAACAATTACGAGACACACAGTCTATATTGAATTGTGAAAAAACAACGGGTTTATGTAATTCAATTGTATACGATAAAAATGTTCCATTTGAAGATAAATTATGATCTTAATTTAGGAAACATACACATTTCTAAAGAAGGAAATATTTCACCACTCATACATATTTGGCTTTCGTATATTTCTCCACAATTTCGCATACCATTGTCGTATCCAATATAGCAATATCCGTCGTCTTTTGCGATTTGATTACTATTAATCTTATTTACTAATTGATTTATACCGCCTTTACTTATATTTTTTTCCTTTTTTACATCTTTTTCTTTTTTTTCTCTTAATTCTTTTTCTTCTTTTATACTTTTGTTAAGCTGTTTTAGTTCGGTATTCACCGATGGCTTTATTTGGGTCATTTCATTATAATATTTTATAAGAGTATCTTTAAAATATACAATAGCTCCAATAAAAGCTGCTAAAATAAGTACTATAAATAAATTAAATATATAAGACGTTTTTTCCGGTAATGTCTCAAACTTAGAGTTATCATTAGTGTTATCATTACGGTTATTATTAGTGTTATAATTAAGGTTATTATTACGGTTATTATTACGGTTATTATTCGTGTTATTGTTAAAATCATCATTGGTATAATCATTCATTCCATTTCTATGATTATATACATTTTTATTAACATTATCCGAAAAATTTTGACCTTCGCCGTACATTTCTTCATATTTTTCTTTTAGTGCCATTTAATATATTTATTATATTTTATATACAGAATCATAAAGTTTTTGTTTTTCGGTTTTCACTTCTTCTATCCAAACTTCTTTTTTTTTTATTTCCTCAAATATAATTTGAGTATTGTTATATAAGTTTTTGAACAAAGATGTATTATCAATTAATTTAATATTTGTATTTACATTAGATAAAAGTAGATTTATAGATACATACAATAAAGATTTATATGTTTTATTATTGGTTACTTTATATTTTATTTGAAAAAGTTGAAATAAAGATAAAACCGTTTTTTTAATCAAATCTGAGTGTGGTTTTGAATAATGTATAATAATATCCCATAATATCCATACAATGTTTTTATTTTTCTTTTCATCCTTAAAATCTACTAAATTCCTATATTGAATAAACAATGGTTTTTTCTTTTTAGTTAAATAAATATCATATTCAATTAACCAATCTATCCAATAAAATATAGTAGTTTGGTCTTTGGTTTTATCCATATGATAAACAAACTCGTTTAAAGGTATATAAAATTCCTTAGGGTCACCGTCTTTAAAGAATTGTTTTATGTATTCTACATTATTTGCTTTTAGATTATCGTACATATGTTCTAAACTAAATACAAATGGAATAGTAGATAATGTATTTTCATTTTTGGTCTCACAAAAAATAATAGTAAGTGTAAAAAATATATTACGTATATCGTCGTTATTTTTAATGTCTGAATCATTTTTAATCGATTGATTGATCATTTTGAATTCTTCTAATTTCTTCAATACATAAATAGCTATTTTGATATTATGAATATGTATATATTTACAATAAAATATGATATATATTTTCCATAAATCCAATATATATAAACTACATATCATTTCAGCAGTCCAATGTAAAGCATCGTCTCTTTTTTTGTAATATATACATGAAATCAACTCCTCTATTACTTTGCTTTTTTTATGATTGGAAAATGACAATCGTGTAAACGTTTTTCGATTATCTATAATATTACATTTATCCATTCTTATAAATGTAATAAAAAAAAAATAAAATAATATAACAAATGATAGAATTATTAATATTGTTAATATTATTATATGTATATTTTATTTTGAACCGTTATGAAGGATTTACATTATCCCAAGAGTCTTATATAAGAACCGATAAAGATATATTAGACCCTTTTTATTGTAAGATATATGACGATTTATACAATACAATCGATATTCATAAAAAAGAAAGTGAATATATTATACCTTATTTGAAGAAAGAAAGTGATGTTTTATGTATAGATAGTAGAAGCGGACATTTAGTCCAATTACTTTCAAAATTAACAACGATTGTCGGTTTAGAAACATCCGATTCTATGATAGAATGTTCTAAAAAAAAATACCCCGAATTAAACATTCAATATGTATCGTATAATCCATATACATTCAAACATAAGACACATATTATTTGTCCGTTATTTAGCATTCATACCAAATTAGATATAGGTAACTTTTTAAGTATATGTTATAATTGGTTAATTCATAAAGGTTATTTATTTATAAGTTTTATGAATCCAATGGATAATATATCTAAACTAGTCAATCACGAACCTTCTCATAAATTTCAATATAATTATACGTTTACACTAGACGTTGAACATAAACCCGGATATTCAATCGTATCTGAGAATATATACAATAAGGACGGTTCTATCAAGCGAAAAAATATATGGAACTATCAAAGCATACAATTAGACAATTTGATATACGAGACAAGTTTAAGAGGATTTAAATATGTAAAAGAATATAACAATGGTATATTTCACATGGCTATATTTTCTAAATCGTCTTAACGACTATATTTACCAATACTTACAAATGAATCAATAATATAGATTATAAATAAGCCCAGAAAACAATACAATACAATTTCTTCATTTTTTTGGTTTGTTTTAATTTCTTTTTGTTGTTCTAATAATTCTAAAATATGATTCACTTTAACTAACAATGGATTTGGTTTTTCGATGGGTTCAAAATTGGGTTTGAAAACAGCCGGAGTAACCTCTTTATGATAAAATTGTGCTAGTTCTTCTTCATTTTCTTCTTTCAAATTTGCGTGTATATTAGCTACATCAATATTGCTTGGATTATCCTTTGTTTTATCAATGACTGGCTTGAACAATTGCGATAAATTATCTTTATTTACTTTAGGTTTATCTATAGGTTCTTCTTCGGTTTTTATTAATGCCGCATTAAAAGCAAAAGCCATACTTAATTAAAGGTGATATATTTTTTTTTATAATTAAATATAAATATGGGTAAAAAAAAATATTCTTTTATGGATTATTATGATTCACTAAATAATAACAAAATATTTGCGGGTGTCATTATATTAATTATGAATATATGTTCTAGATATGCTACACTAGAATTAAGTAAATCCCAAGAGTATTATGTAAAATATGTATTTGGAAAACAATTATTATTATTTGCTATCATATGGATGGGAACCCGAGACATAATCATTTCAATTGTATTAACTATAATATTCTTGATTTTAGCCGATTATTTATTGAATGACCAAAGTATGTATTGTATTATACCATCCAACTGTAAAGTTGAAGATTTATCTGGTAATATAACTCAAAAAGAAATAAATGATTCTATTAGTATTCTTAAGAAGGCACATTCTCAAAAAAAAAATAAAAATTCTATTATAGAAAATACTATTTTCAAAGAAAATTTTATTTAATTTCTGCTAATATAGTATGAGTTATCCATTTAAAACCCATATAGAAATAATTATAAAACCAATATCTTCCTTATATGATTTATTAGATAACGCTCAAATGAATAATTATTTAAAAAATTTATACAATGACTATAGTAAATATATAATTAAAACGAATGATAATTATAGAATTATAAATGATACAGATAAAATAGACGGCGAAGACGATAACTACCGAAATAAAATATTAATGGACATATATAAATTAAAGTTTGATAATTATATTAAAGATCGCGGAGACTATGAATTTAATTATGTAATCGTACCCTATTATAGTGATTATTTTAAAATGTCTTATCCAGATATATTCGAAGATAAGGCCAAATTAGATAAAATAATTAGTTATGAATATGAAAAAGATAATATTATTGACTACATTCAAGATACAATTGAAAATAGTATCCGAAAAATAGAAAGTAACAATTCTAAATTACAATACATAAAAGTTATTTATCATGTTCCGTTATATGATAATAACGAAATAGAATATAGATTTCAAAAAAAAAAGGCGAATCTAAAATCTATTTATTACAAAGACATATTCAATATAAAAAATTTACAACGAATCAAAGATTTGCCTATGACTAGCAAATTGGTTATTCTAGATAATATCCAACAGCCAATTGAAACGGTTTTTTCAAATATAAAAAAACGCGATAAGGATAAGATTATTCCATATATACAATTGATACAATTTTTTGAGACTTTATACAAGTATAGTAGAAATAAACAATTAAGAGCGGATATAGAAAATAAGGGGAACTTTCATAAAGCGATTATATTATATTCTGTTGATTTTTTAGATAAAGATATAACTAACTTGAATAATGAATATTATTATGAATTGCCTAGTATAATGATATTACCTAGTTATATCACCCATACTAAAGAAACAGCCGAATATCTTAAAAATGAAAGTAAATATATAGAAAACAAATATAAAGTAGGTAATAATTATAGATGTATTGGTAAAATAAATAAAGTAGGTAATAATAAATATAAATTTACAGTAGTATTAAAAGAAATTCTATTTGAAGATATATATAAATTAGACGATACGATTAACCTATACGTGTTTATAGATGTTAGAATGTTTGGGCTCATTTATAGTTATACGATAGATGATAATACAAATAAGCATTTACTAATTAAGAATAAACGTGGAAATATAAAAATTTTCAACGAAAATGATGTAAAAACGTTGAAATATAATAACATTGATAAAACAGCAAGCGATAATAATGAATTATATATATCTAAATCGTATCGTATGGATAGTACATCATTTAAGAAATATTTAAAAAAAGAAGTAACTTCTATTGAATTATTGAATCATTTAAAAAGTCCGACTGAGTTAAAAAAGTATGAAATATATGCTGAACAAAATAATCCTAAATTAAAATACAGCGCACCAAAAAAATTACAAAATATGTTAATATCCAATAAAGAAGATTTCAAATCATTATTAAATATATTATTTTACGAAAATTCATTGTTTCATTTAAAACCCCGTAATAATAGTGTTGTCTCTAATACCCAATATAAAGTTAAACTGGACAATAAAATAAGTATTTATGAAATAAAGGACCCTACGAAAAAAATATATGATAAAGCTTTGGAAGTTTTATTTGACAACGAACCACTACAAAAGAAATATAAGGACGTGATTTACAATAAAAAGCCCAATTATATCATATACGTTAACTTATTACTTCAGAAATCCAACTTTAAAAAAACAAAATATGATTGTAAAGAGATAAAATATAAACTCCTAAAACATACAAAACGTTTATTTTCGGGTGGTAGTATAAAATTGAAACAAAATAAAAAGAATAAATATAGGTCATGTCGGTCAAAACAATGCTTACGACGTTACTCACACCGAAAAGTATAAATATATACAGACGTTTAGGATTAAGATATATAATACGTAATAGAGTAAAGTTTATAAAACAATCCTTTGAATTCTTAAATGAAGACGCAACCAATGAAATATTGTCCTTTTTCAAGTATAAGCATATTACAGACGATACGTTAAATTCTTATTTGTATATATTCATTTATGAGCTATTTTATGTATCTATATTAACAAAAATGAACCCGGAGCAAACCAATAAAATAATCGAAAAAAGCTTAATTCATTTATTATTATATGTATTGCTAAAAGAGAATATATTTCCTATATTAAGTGACCATATTGACTAGCAAACTTATAAAGTTGGAGAATCTGAACCATAGTAAAGTCATTTGTCTCTAAAAAATGTTTTATAGGTTTATTTATCTTTAACCAAAAATGATAAATATCCTGATAATTTATTCTTAACGTTAGGTCGCGCAAAAAATAACTATTATAACTTTTAATGATATAATGAATTATTTTTTGTTCTTCGGATAATATAGGCAAATACGAAAAAATATGGTTTTGTAGTTCTAGCGGTAAATATAACATTTATACATTATAAATGTTATATTTAACATTTATTGTTAATCATATTTAATATAGATGAAACGGCCTCTTCCAGTTGTTTATAACTATTACTAGCTTCATTCAATGTTTTTTCCATTTCTTCTTTTTTTTTTAAGTTTTCATTCAATCCTAATTCTTCGCTATGAATTTTTTTATTAATTTCTTTTTGTTGTTCTTTTAAACTAGCAATCATTTCGGTCTTTTTTTCAATGATACGATTAATTTCATTTATACTTATTTTCATATTTTGAAGTTTTTGTTGTAGTTGAATATAATTACCTTCCATTATATCACATATAGAACATAAATTAAACCGCTAAACGAATTGTATTTTTATCACTTTTACGTTTACGGCGATTCAACGATGGGGCTGAAGCATTACTTAAATTATCTAAATCTTCAATACTAATCGTACTTTCATTTTTCTCTTCAAGATCTATTTTTTTATTTAATTGGTTTAATAATTGGTCAATATTATCAGGTCCTTTCATATCTTGTCTAAAATTAGACGGACCCGACGGCGGGGGGTCGCTATGGCTCATACCAAAATCATTCATAAAATTACTTAAACCCGGACTATTTTTTTCCATAGAGTTTACCGCAGCCTTTGTAAATTGGTTCATCAAATCGGGATTTTGTCTCATAATATCGTCCATACCTGGCATAGCCGATTTAAACATCGTATTTGTCATATGAATCATCATACCCGAACCGGCTAGTTGAAACAATAGTTTTAATTCTGGAGCCATTTTAGCCTTGGATTTATATTTATCATGAAGTTCTGAAAAAATTTCGTCATAATCTTCTAAATTTTCGTTGATTTGTTCCGACCAACCGTCTAATTTAATATCAAATGGGTCTAGTTTATTATTCAAGAATTCGACTCCAGTAATAAATGTAGTGAATAGTTTTCCCTGAAACTTAATACTATTGGTACGCTCCTTTTCTGAAATAATATGTTCGTATTCGCCTTTCATTTCGTCTAAAGAGGACTCCATACTATAGCGTTTCGATAACGTAGCACCCTTACTTTCTAGTTGTTCTAGTTTTCGTAAATAGTTGAACTTTTCTTTCAATAAATCTTCTTTCGATTTATGTTCCACTTCTTTCACTTCTTTTTCAATATTGATTTCACTTAACTTTTTAAAGGTCATTGGCGGTTGGGTATCCATTTTTACGGTGTTTTTTCCTATTTCAACATTGTCAAAACCCATATCATTTAATTCTTCTAGTTCTTTATCTAAAGATATATCATTTGATTTACTAGAACTTTTTTTTTTATCATTCATAAGTAATTCAATACCACCTCCAAAATCAACAGACTGATTTGTATCTAAATCCAAATCGATGACTTCTTCCATTATAATAAGTTATATGTTATTACTTTATATTTATCGCACAACGAATTGTTTTTTTAAAGCATCTTTTAATTGTAAGAAACAATCGGCTAAATCATCTTTTTTTTTATGAGACAAAAAATAGTCTACCCAATCCACATAGTCTTTTTTGATAATCGTTTGTGTAATTTCAATGCTTAATTTTTTACGTTGGCTATAAGTAGTCTTTTTTGGAATATCATAATCTTTTAATTTATGACACGCATTCCAATGATATATATCGTTACAACCTTGTTGAATAAAATACATAGTAATCATTCCTTGTAATGTTTTCATTCGAATTGCGTTTTGACCGATTTGATTTTCAATCACAACCCTATCCACTGGATATTTTGGAAATATATCATGAAAGGAGTCGCACATTGTTTTTCCTATATCAATTAAATTTACACCACTTGATTTTTCTTTACATAACTCTAAAACATTCCATTCCACAATAGAAGATGTATCTGTATTATAAATAATATAGGCCAAATTTTTTATTCCTACATCAATGCTTACATATATCATATAATTATGATATATGTTATATATTTATATTAATTTACAAATTGTCTCTTTCGCATAGCATTTAATTTTTCGCTGGTTAAATATGTATTTTTCATATCCGATTCACTATATCCTTTTGGTTTGCTATCGTCATGAACTCCCATAAATAAATAAGGGGTTTTATTCGCCTCTTGGCGAAATAACGGAGTATCATTCAAAAGGGTCATTTCATTATAATTGCGTTTCATAATGGTTTCAGCGTGTTTTACTAAAAACTCGCGATAGACTTGATTACTTTTTATTCCGTATTCATTTTTTATTTTTTCATTTTTAATAGAACTTTGTGTATAGTCTGTAAACATACGACCATCCTTTAATACACCCGGATATGCCGAAGCATAGTTATTTTGTGTAATGTAAGACATAATATATAACTATAAAATTTATTCTTCTAATTTGGTAATTTCTAATATGGATTCTTTCTCTTCTTCTTTCTCTTCTTCTTTCTCTTCTTCTAGGGCTAAATCTACTACAAGCGACTTTTTATTGGTTACTAAACTAATCAATTCATTTTTTTTCATTTTATTCGTGGTTTTAATACCTTTATCGGTTAATAAATCTCTTAAAGATTTAACACTCATTTTATTATAATCCGTATCATCGTCTATATTAACTTCTTTAACTTGTTCTACAATAAGTTCGTCTACATCTTCAATGGTTTCATCGTCTGACTCAATAGAAGATTCGTCGCTATCTTCTTCTTCTTCATATCTATTTAAATCACATACAATATCTTTCATTTCCACATTTGTTTGCACTGGTTCATTTGACTTTTGTAACAATTCATATAATACTTTAGCTTGTTCCATTTGAGCAGATTCAATGTTCTCGTATTTTCGTTTAAAATAATAACACACTAAAGTAATTAATAATAAATTTATAATTAGACCCGTGAAAAATCCACTAATATCTAATAATCCCATTATACATAATATATATAATCTTTATATACCTTTTAAACGAAATCAAAGGTTAAAAAGATATTCGGGATAGTTTAAATCCTTTAATATTTGTTTTCCGCCGTGAATATAAGATATACCTTTTTCGATTTTATATAAATACTTGATATGACCTTTCGTTTCTATAACATTCATTTTTAAGTTTGACACATGTTTATCTAATTGTTCGCATAGTTGAATATAATGGGTAGTTAGCATAAAATCAACCGATTTGAAAAGAAATAATCCTTTTAGATATATTTCCGCACATAATACAGCATCGTTCGGATTTGTTCCTGAATATAGTTCGTCAAATATACAAAAGTGTCTATCTTTCATGTTGTTTTCAATATGTTCTAAAATATCTTTACATCTACGGGCTTCGGCTTGAAATAAGCTGTCTCGTCCCGAAGTATCGGGTATATTCAAATAAGAATGAAAGTGGTTGTATAAATGAATATTTGCTTTTTTATAACAACCCAATCCTAGTTGTTGTGACATAATAATATTAAGTAATACCGATTTTAATAGGGTTGTTTTACCTGAAGCATTTGGTCCAGTAATAATAATATTTTTATTTATCTTTACGTTATTTTTAATAGGCTTATCATTGATATTTGCTAAATAATAAGAAGATTTCATGGTTGTTTTCGCATCTTTAAAGGTTGTTAAATTTAGTTTTTTAGATTTATATTTAGATTGAAATAGAGATAAATCTTGAATATATATATTTACATATTTAGAATAACGAAATGCTTTATTGTAAGATTCGTTATAAAACAATGAATAATACAAAGCCATTATATAACCAATTTGGCTTAACCTACTAAATGTATTTGAATAAGGAAAAACCAAAGCCATCTTATTTACTATGGTTTGAAGAATGCTTTGTTGTCTCTTATTTTCGTTTATAAATAAATGATAAGACGGATAACACTGTAATTGAGAGTTCAATGTATGGATTTGGTGAATCGATTCAATACAGTATTTTTTATAGGATTCAATAAATCTTGATATGTGATGAATATTATTGTAGAACTGAATACACGATATTATATTTTGATATATTTGAAAGATATAAAAAAGAATAGAGACAAATACCGATGTTTTTTGTTGAAAGGTAATAGAATCATTTGAATAAAATAAACGATACATGTTTGTATTTTTTAACATATTCTTTAAAAGGTCACCGTATTCTGACCCAGATATTTTAATGTTTTTGAATCTTAAAATAAAAAAAGGTACTATAAAAATGAAAATAGGAGTACATAATGAAAATATAGGCGAGCTTATATTGTATAAGCTTAAGGCTTGTAAAAATAATATAGAACGATTCAGTGGTTCTAACAATTCAATATTAATATATTGATATTTATCTTTGAAATTTGACTCCGAATCAAATAGTTCATAGTCTTTCAACATTTGTTCGTTATGAATAGGTAACACATTTATATCTTTGATTATGTGTTGTGTATCTTCTAAATATGTTTTATCGGCTGTATAAAAATTAGTCCATTGTTCTAATAACAACGAATTGCCTATTATCTTTTCATAACACACATTCATTTCAAGATCATTCTTTATAGTATTTGATATCTCATAATGCTGAATATATTGAATCGGCAATTTAAACTCCATATATATAAAGTTTTTTTTATAACATAATATAGAACGAATATAAAAATATTATTTATATATTATAATGTATTATTCATATGATAAAATCATATCGTTGTCTCTTCAATATACTTCATATGAATTTCCCGAAGAGACCAATATTATTATTTCCGAAATAAAGAAACAATTATGTATTCATAACAAATCCGAACCATTTAAAATAACTAAAATAAATAAACAAGAAGATTATTGTGGTACGATTTGTAAATTATTAAATAAGCTAACCGATAAAAATTACGATAAATTGAAAGTAGAATTATTTGAATTGATTAAAAATATAGAAACCAAAAGCGATATAGATATAATTACGAATAAGATATTTCAAATTGCTAGTTCGAATATTCATTTATCTAAATTATTTTCTTCTTTATACAATGAATTAATTCAAAAAAACAATACATTTTATCTTATATTTCATGATAATTTTGTAAAGCATAGTAAATCATTAAGCGAAATACATTACATTAGTCCAAATGAAGATTATGACGGATATTGTAATTATGTAAAAAAGATAGACCAATTGAAAGCCGGTCTATCTTTTTTTACGAATTTAATGAAGTATAATATTTGTTCAATAGATAATATAGTTGATTTATGTAAGGAATTATTGAGTTCTTTAATGATTGAAATGGATCATAAAAACAATATGGAATATAAAGAAGAATTATTACAAAGTATTTTCATAATCATAAAGGAAATATTAGATTATTTATTGTTTCATAAAGAATGGGAATATATATACAATAAAATAATGGAATTAAAAAAACACCCGAACATAAATCCTAAATTAAAATTCAAATGTATGGACATTAGCGATTTTGTAAAAGATCATACACGATAATAGTTCAATACTTGGTATCCATTACGCATATTCCATGTAACTGACTGGGGTTCCATTTTGAAATTTATATTTTGATTTAAGAATTTATTATTTTTCCATTTTATAGATTTTAAGGAAGGACTAGACGCTCCATCGTACATATATTCTTCATTGTTTATAGTCAATAAGCAACAAAAATGATTTTTGCTTATGTCTCTAATCAATATAGAATCTAATATATATTTATGTTTATTTTGGTTCGTTATATATAGTTCTTTGTAATTTATTTTATTTGAAGATTTATCATCTAATTCCGCCCATATTATATCTTTATCGGAATTAAAATATCCATTGTTTTTTATAGTTGTAAATAATTTAGGTCCATCTGTAAAGTTATATATGTATGGGTTATTCGATAAATAATTGATTAAAGCAATTTGATAAGTATATGGATTGCCATATTCTTTTTTATTTGTAATAAATGTTTTATATTCTTTAGGAATATTTTCATGTATTTTTTCAATCAAATCGTTTGTATTCATAATTTTAGCTAATGGATTCCCCTGTAAAGTGGCTTCAATCGCAATATTGAATAAAAATAAGGGTGCTTTCAAATTTGTTAAAAATGGATTCATTCCTTTCATTTTACCGGTAATCATATATTGTCTGAAATACTTATTGAATTTACGACCTTTATCGCTTATATAATTCATCATAAATCCGGTATTAAACCAACAATTATAATAAGATTGTTTTGGTACAATTAGACTAGATACACTGATATTATGATGTTTTGATAAATTATCTAAGAACATTTTTTGGGCTTCTTTATTCCAATACGCGACACATTCGCCATTTTTTAATTGAACCTTAGGATTAATATAATATTTTAGTATAGAATCTTTTATTTTATATTCAGCAACATCTATATTCATACAATAGGTTATGGCTTGAAATATATCATATTTTTTACTATATCTTGATTCCACCAATAGTTTATTTATTTCGGGGGAATAGGATGTTTCATCTGTTTGTTTTTTAGGCATTCTTAAACTGTTTGGTTTCGACCTTAAAACGTTCGAAATTTTATGGGTTCTTTTCATTAATTTACAATTAATAGGGTTCAGTTTATATTTACTGGATAGTCTACAGTGATTGGTAAACACGCATCCTTTATAACATTGTTCTCTTGGTAAATTAACGCACCGGGATTTACACTTTTTCGTCTTATTTGACATTTATATATATGTATATATTATAATTATGCCATTAGAAGATAAAGCTTATACATCATCCCTATTGATAAAAGATTATAAATATGAACCAAATATAAATACTGTAGAAGAAGCCGGACAAACGACGGATTTATACAAAGTGCGTGTTCATTTTAATGATTTACATTATGACTTATGTATTGCCATCGGAAACGTAAAACAAATGGATAAGGTTGATTATAAATATGTATATGCTGTAAAATATGGAAAGGTTGTATCTAAATTAGGTGTCTATGAATTTGTACATGGTGGAAATACCGATGATTATAAAGAAGGTTCTATGTTATTATTTGATAACTTTGCTTCTAGTTACAAATTAGATGATTTAAAACAGACCAAAGACGAGTATATCGTAAATAGTGTAGAAAGCAATAAAGAAATGAATAAATTTTTGAAAACCATAAAAAAGGTAATCCTAGAAAGTAAAGGTTCCACGTATGAAAAAAAATATGTAAGACTTATACCAGTAATAGAGAAAAAATCCAATAAAGATATACTTCTACAAACCTTAAAATTTTACGATGAACTACACAAAACTACAGATATAACAAACATTGAATTTATAAAAAATGGTAGTTTAGATAATGCTTTAGTAGATAAATATAAGTCAGCTTATGAATCTATGACTTATAATGATTTTATACGTATGATATTTGGTATTGATTTTGAATTGTTAGATGAATTAGATGAGTTTGAAGAAAAAACATTATCGTATTCAAAAGAGACAAGTGAAGAGCCAAGCGAAGCAACCGAGTCAAATGTATCACCAAGCGAAGCAACCGAGTCAAATGTATCACCAAGCGAAGCAACCGAGTCAAATGTAGAAGAAGAAGCAGAAGAAGAAGAAGAAGAAGCAGAAGAAGAAGAAGCAGAAGAAGAAGAAGAAGAAGCAGAAGAAGAAGAAGCAGAAGAAGAAGAAGCAGAAGAGAATAACGTTCCATCCAAAGGTCAATCCAATGTTACACCCAATGTTCCATCTAATGTTCCATCTAATGTTCCATCTAATGTTCCACCCATTGTTCCATCCAAAGATGAGTCCAACGTTCCACCCATTGTTCCATCCAAAGATGAGTCCAACGTTCCATATAATGTTCCACCCATTGTTCCATCCAAAGATGAGTCCAACGTTTCCGCGAATCCTTTAGAACCAACCTCTGAAAAACCAAGCATAGGTGGACAAATCAAAATGAAACTTTTGAAAAGAAAAATGAAATTATAATATATGAAAATTACAACAAAATCAAAAGAGAATATTCAATATTTAAATACTCATTACAAATTAGACAAAAGACCATTAAATATAAAATACGTCCTTCGTATCATGTATAATACATTAAATAAATTTAAAATGAATAATTATAATTATATTAGAAAATCGAATGTAAGCGTATTTGAAGAAGACGGTACGTTTTTTCCAAAACCAATTGTAGAAAAGATAAATAAAACAAAATACGAAGAATATATATTCAAATTAAAAAAAAAAAATTATCATTTTGTCATCAAGATTTATAGCGAGAATACTATACATATTAAAAACTATATTCGATATATAAAACTAATTTTATTATTATTTATTCATTATAAACCGATTCAAATAAAACAATATAACACCATAACCATTTATTTAACCGACTTTGAAAAACATATAAACCATATGCCAATAAAACCTTATAATATTAATACAGGTTATACATACAGAAATGAAGTTAAACTATATAGAAAAGAAGAATGGTTTAAAGTATTTATTCATGAATGTATACATTTATTTGATTTTGATTTTCATAAATATTCACATCCGTCGAAGTTGAGTAAATATTTTCCAATCCAAAGTCAGTTTTTAATATATGAATTATATACCGAATTTTGGGCAAGAATTGTGAATATATCTATATTGTCTATGAATAAATCGTTTCCAATATTTAAAAAAAGATTCTATAAGTATTTCAAAATGGAGCAACTATATTCAGCTGTAACTACAAATAAAATATTACATATAAATCATTTAGATTATAGCGGATTAATTAAACCCAATTCATATAAAGAAGAGACAAATGTATTTTGTTATTATATATTGGTTGGATTGTTATTTTATTATATTAATGATACGATGGCTTTTTTTGTCTCCCATAACAAAAATATACTAGATTTTAATGATAAACACGTAAACTCTTTTGAAAAATATATAATTCATTTACATAAAAAAGAAGAATGGTTAAATTATTTAGATGGTTTAAAAGATTATAAAACTCCAAATGTAAATATGGCTTTATACGAAATAGTATTTTAAAAATTGATTTGAATATATATCATTATATATTCAAAATGTCTAACTTATTTACTTACACCAGCGAAATATATCATCCTTCTATGGGTCGCGATGGAAATTATATGGATTCGTACGTGAATCTAAGCCGTTTTTCAAAATGTGGTTGTGGTTCTACAAATGATTTCAATAGCCAATCGTTTAAAACTCATTTTAAATGTGTTACACATAAACGATGGATTGAGTATTTGAATCTTGAAAAAGAGAATCATTACGCCGAACTAATGAAATACAAAAAACTGAATAAACAACAACAATTGATTATTCAACAACAACAAGATATGATCACAACCAATGATATAAAATTAGAACAATATTCCAAGAAAGTATTTGAATATAAAAAAACGATTGAATCTCTAAAAGAAATTAGAACAAAGTTAGCGAATTGCGACTTAGATTAAGCCTTTACGCTCTTTTCAAAATGCGGGCTCATGAACTTTTGTAGATTGAAGTAAGTAAGTTCATCCGCATCCGATACCTTGAGTAGCTTTTTTAGTTTGGCATCCGGTAGAATCTTACGTCCATTCGATTTATCTTGAAGACTGTTTTCGCGAATGTAAGCAGTCATTTCCTTGGTTACATCCGTACGAGCCATCATGGAACCCTTTTCCTTCTTGAGGAAGGTAGCAAGTTCATCACTAATCTTAGTTGGCTTTACAAAACCACTTGGAGCACGCGAACCCTTATTTTTGTTCTTTTTTTGGTTGATTTTATCTAGAACTTTCATTTCCTTGGAAACTTGTTTTTCTAGAACCTTCAATTCAGCCTTTACTTTCGATAGAAGACCGTTCATTTCGCCAAGTAAAGATACTACACCGTTAAAGGATTCTTGTAGCGAACCTTCCGTTTGAACTACCGGAACCACTACATTATCTACTACAACATCCACTACAGGTTCAACTACCTTTTTCACTTTCTTTGGTTTTTCAACTGGCTCAACCGATTCAACCTTAGGTTCAACGGATTTGGATTTCTTAGATTGTTTTACAGCAGACATTATACATATTCATATTATATCTTTTTATATTGTTTTTACGCATTTATTATATAACAGACTGGTATAGCCATGGCAAAGATTCCGCCGCGCGATAATTTACTAAAGTAAACGCCGTTAATATATATATCGCACAAAGCGACTGTTTTTCTTCATTTATATGAACGTTGTTGATTAAATTATCACAAATATTATATATATAATTTTTTAGGGTAATGTTTTCAATATGAATATTACGATTATGGAATAAATGTGTAGGCATGTTTACAAATGGATTTCCAAATGGAGGACATAAAGTAGACCGTTCTTGTGTAGTTAATTGGCTTCTATACATCCAAATATCATATATTTCATAAATAAATTTACGTAATTGTCTATTGTTTAACTGTGTTATCCATTCGGTTTGGGTGTAATTCCCTAAAGAATCTAATTTTTGAAATATAGAAACAAACTTTTGATCAATCGTTTGTTTTATAGGTTTGTTTACAACATTCGTGTAATGAAATAGTTTATTATATTGTTTACGTTTTTCAACCATATCTGTAAAAGAACTTGGAAAAGGCTCCATCGTATATGGGTTATTTTTACTATGTTTATCTAATAATATACTAATCGATAGAATATTGAAACCATATACAAATTTATTTTTATCTTCATAACTGATAAAAAACTTATATTCTATATCTTTCATAGATTCGGTCGTTAGAAAATCCTCGGTATTATTACATAGTTCACGTTTAAACATGGCTGGACCTTGTGTCTCATTTAGCTTTCGTACAATATAATTTCTATAACAATAAATTATTTTGCGAATATAATAAGAATGTTTCAAATAATGATAACATTCATATAAGATATCTTTCTTTGTTTTTTTTTTAGGTTTGTATTTGAAATACTTCATAACTTCTTTTAACTCTTTAATCGTATAAGTCCTTTCCAATAATTTGTTATAATCCGAATAACTATTGGGTGGTTTCTCCATTTATAGTATTCATAATATTTTTTTATATCTAATTACAAACTCTCATAAATGATTTATAAAAATTGATTTAAAGATTTTTATTATATTTATGTAACAATGTCAACTATTATTGTAAACTCAAACGACTTCTCTCCGGCTGAAAACATGATTTTCACGAAACCTAAGGCAAACAATGCCGGCGGTAAAAGCGTGGGTATCTTGAATAGTCGTTCTAAGAAGTCACTACTTATTCAGACACCACTTATGATGAATTGGGGTGTAAATGTATATGATAATGCGAATAATACTAAGAGTTATGATTTCAGTTTACAATTTCCACGTGAAGAGTTTGGAAATGAAGATACTAAGAACTTACTAGATATGCTAGTTGCGTTTGAAGAAAAGGTAAAAGCCGACGCTCAAAAGAACTCGCGCGATTGGTTCGGTAAAGCATCTATGTCTGCTGAAGTAGTAGAAGCTCTATGGAGTCCAATGCTGAAATATCCTAAGGACCAATCCACTGGCGAACCAGACAAAACGCGTAGCCCAACTTTAAAAGTAAAGCTACCTGTATGGGAAGGTGAATTTAAGTTTGAACTATTTGATGTGGAACAAAACGGATTAATTCCAAATGAAGAAGGACGCGGACCTGAGGAATTTATCCAAAAAGGTAGCAATTTAGCTTGTATTATCCAATGTGGTGGTATTTGGTTCGCAAATGGTAAATTTGGTGTAACGTGGAAATTATACCAAGGCGTTGTAAAACAAGTAGAAGGACTTGAACGCGGAAAATGTCATATCAAAATGAGCCAGCAAGAAGAACTCAAAATGAGCCAAGAAACAATTGTGCCAACTCAAGAAACGGTAACTTACGATAGTGACGGTGAAGACGTTCAAGTAGAAGAACCTAAAGATGGTAAAAAGAAAACTAAATCTAAAAAGAAGTAGATAAATGAATAATTATATTAGATAGTTCATTATGTTCAAATATTTTTTCTTGAATCATGGGTATACCTTGATTATATAAAATAGTTTCGTTGTTTTCATAAATAAATGAAATACTTTTGCCAATATTGAACACAATGGTATCTCCAATATTCTTTGTTTTATTTTCTAAATATATATGTATATTATTATATATATCTATTGATATATAATCCGGAATATTTGGCTTAATCTTTATTTTTATTTTCTTATCTTCATACCATAATTCATGATGCCATAAAGGTACATATATATCGTATTCCGACATATAATATAATTCCTTATTGAATAACTTATCTAATTTTGGATTCAATTCGTATACTTCATAACTATTTATATGTTTTTCAAATGGTTTATATATGTATTGTTTTAATATAAGAAATAAAGTATGCGTATACTCTTCGTTCATATAGAATAATGGAGACACTGTATTCAAATCTTCTAATAAATAATCATAGGCTTCTTTTACATCTACAAATAATAAGGAATCTTTATTTTTATCGGGGTGATATTTCAAAGATGCCTTTAAATATTTTTTACGCAATAATTCTTTATCCAAACACTCATTATCATTTATATTCAGTATATGATAAGCTTTTAATTTATCCATACATTCATTAGAGTTATTATTTTAATATAATTAAATACATAACGAACCTTTCTAAATGATATATTGTTCGGTAATTGTTATTGTATTTTTTTATAATATCAAATATATCTTTCATATGTACTTCAATGTCATTTGTTGTAATATATTCGCGATTGATTAAACTATTTAAAATATAATAAAAACATTCATGAATATTCAAATTATACGTTAATAAATTATATAATAATTCGCGTAATAAAAAATAATCTACTTTTTTTGAATATATCATTTCGATAATAGGGTCACATAACTTTATAGATAACGTACTATTTGATTTTTCTTTCAAACATACGATACGACAATTATGTTTTATAGATTCGGGTAAAGACGAAAGATTACGCGTACATAATATAAAGCGAATCGTTGGATCTCTTAAAAATATATAAAATATATCTAATAATTCGTCTTTCATACAATGAAAATTCATACATAATACAATACACTTACCCATGAGTTCCTTACATATTTGTATTTGTTGATATAAGGCAATCCATAAACTATATTCATTTGTTCCAAATAAATCAAAATCCACTTCAAAATGTACGTCACTTATGTTGAAATAATATTTATTATCATTCAAACTTATTTCTATTTTTCGTTTATAATTCAATTGAGTTTTACTAAGAGGCTTTATTATATCTATTGCGTGTTTATATTTCAAACTATTTTCTTTACCATAAATAATAATATTCTCCATTTTATAATATATGAAAGTGCTATTTAAATATATTATAATACTATTACTATGAACATCATTATTCCTTATGATTTATTTGAAATAAAAAAAATACTTTTTCAAAAACCAGTTGAAAATAAAATAAAATATTATAATTCGTTTTATAGAATATTATACAACGAAACTTATTATACCATTCAAAATATAATCATTTCTATACCATTCACCCATATCATTACAAATTATACCAATAAAATCTATAAAATAAGTTTAAACAATTCTTTATTGTATTCATTATTTTATATTGAACACGAAATTTTAAAACAAATCAATTTAATCACAAATAAAAAAATAGAAAGATTAATATACAATGATTGTATGTATAAACGTTATATATTACATTTAAATAAACCAATCCATAAATTGTTATTACGCATTTCGGGTATTTGGGAATCTAAAGATAAAATAGGCATCACTTATAAATTTATTTCACGCTGAATCTACCATAAAATTATCTAAAATCGTTTGTTGAATACCTATGATAAACAATGAAAAAAAACCAATGATATATAAAAAGCCCGAAATTTGTTTTTTATCTTCATTTTCATATAGTAAATTATATAACAACAACAATACAAAGGATAACATCATTAAATTTGAAAAGAACGACCACGAATAATATATGTTCGGTATTTCTTGTTTATTAATTCGTTCAAAATATTTATACGATATAGTTGTATCCCATAATAACATCATGATTAATAACGATAGTGGATATATATTTTCTTCTTGTAATTCAAAATCAATACATAAATAAGATATCAACGAAATAATAACAATTAAATTACCCCATATAGATGTATTGGCACTTCCAAATGTTCCGTCATTTGAAGAGACAAACATACTTAATATTAATTTAGTTACTATACCTATCATTGTAAAGGTTATCAATACAACTTTTGGAAAAGATATATAACTTGTTTCTCTATTCATATGATAAGATTATATTTTTTTTGTAAATATTCTTTTATATCTTTTATATCTCGGCTTTCTATTTCTAATTTATAAAATTTAGGTTTCTTCATTTTGGCAGTTTTATGATAAATATAATCACCATATTTTCCAGTTCGTACGCTTGTATTTTTATCTATCATTATATTTATATTCATCATAGACTCTATAAGTTCACTCGGAAACTCTTGTTCTTCTATATATTGTTCTATATTCGGGTAATATTCCCATTGTAATAACGAAGTGGTCTTTTTATTATATTCCATGTAATATCCAAATTGACCTTCTTTGATTACTACCGGGTATTTCTTATATATACCACAATGTAAGCTCTTTTGCTTACTTTTTATACGGTCGATTACCACTTCTTTATCTACGTCGCGTTTAAACTCTATAAATATATCTTTCCAATGTCCACTTTCTTCTATCTTATCTAATTGTCTTTCCATTTCTTTGGTGTATTCATAATCAAATAAATGCTTATAATATTCATAACAGAATTCTACTACTTTTTTTCCAGTATCGGTTATACTTATTTTGTTAGTTTCATCATTCGAATACGACTCACACGTCTTTGTTATTTTATTATCCATAAATACATAATTGGTTGTTTCAAATACTTTTCCAGTGATTTTACCTTTTACAATATAATGTTTATCATAAAGCTTTGTTAATATGGAAGCATAAGTAGAAGGTCTACCTATTTCTTCTTTTTCTAATTTTTGTATGATTTGAGATTCACAATAATGATATACCGGCTTTTCTAATATTTCTTTACACGTTATATTATAACATTCAATATTTACTAATAGAGACAAATATAGTTGATTTGTCTCGGATTTTATACTATCTATTTTCCATCCATGAAATATAGTATTTGGTTCTTTGTATATAAAATATAAATCCATAGGAGCGTTCATTTTATAATGAACATGTTCCATAATACAATCACTCATAGAAGTTTGTAAAGTATGTTTGTAGATTAAATGATATAGTTTGTTGATTTGTTTTGTTTCAAAAGATGTTTCTTCTATAGTCAAATCGGTTACACGAATCCCTTCGTGAGCTTTCTTAACTGAATCCGGTATTTCTTTATAATATGGAACGCCGTATTTTTTTTTGATAAATTGTTCTAATACAACCTTAAACGAATCGCTATAAATAGGTGTGTCTGTACGCATATAAGTAATACAACCGTTTTCATATAACGCTTGAGCATAACTCATCGTCTGAGAAGGACTATAACCTAAAACTTGGTGAGCTTTTTGTTGTAATGAGCTTGTGATTAAAATAGTAGGTCTTTTTTCTATCGAACTATGTTTTTCTACTGAATTTATTTTAAACTTGTAGTCCTTACATAATTCTAAAAAATCAGCATCTTCTAAATATTGCGACAAATGAAACTTTATTTTTTTACTTGTAAATAAGCCTTCTACTTTATAGTGCGTTTTTGTGCTTTGTTCGGTGTATTCTTTTTCTTTTTGATATACCATGTGTAAAGCCGGAGTCTGACACCTACCAGCACTTAATTTATTCAATATATATTTCCACAATTTAGGAGATATCGTAAAACCAATATACAAATCTAACAACTGCCGAGTTTGTTGACTATACACTCTATTCATATTCAAATATGACTGATTTTTTATAGATGCTTCTAAAGCCGATTTAGTAATTTCACTAAATAATATACGAGGGGTTGTCTCTACATTTAATTTACATACTTTACAAATATGCCATCCAATCGCTTCACCTTCTCTATCATCATCTGTCGCTATAATAACACTAGACGCCTTTTTTATTTCGTCTTTTAACATTTTAACCACTTTGGGTTTTTCTATTTTATAATTCACTTCATATGTATCCATATTAATTTGGTCTAATGAAGTGAATGAAGTTATATGTCCACAACTTGCCACCACTTTATAACCATCGCCTAAATAGTCTTCAATCTTTTTACATTTAGATGGCGATTCTACTATAACCAATGTTTTCATTTATAGTATATATAAGTATTTCATTATATCAATTTTAATTATGTCGGTTGCGTGATTTTTTGGCCGAACTTCTAGATCTTTGGGAACCTCTACCATTTCTAGAACGTCCGCGCAAAGATTTACGAGCAGAAGAAGATTTACGAAACCTGGATGAATATGTACGATTCGTTTGTTCGTTTGAATTCATATTTAGCCTTCTTTTACGTAATATGTTTTCTAGTATTTCCCCCCTAGTTTGCGGATTTCCGCGTTCTAATAATATCGAATAGTTTAATAAAAACTTATAATCCTTCTTGGTAAAATCGTCTGCTTTAAATTTATCCATAAAAGGAGTATGAACATTATTTTGTTTAGTTAGATAGAAATTTGAAACTCTATTCATAATTTCTCGCATTTCAGCATCGCTCAATGTTTTTACAACCATTATATTATAATGATTTAATAAATTTTTAGAATTTAGTTTACACCGAACGTATCATAATATGTTTTCCATGTGATATTTTTGGTTGGAGAAACAAAGTTATTTTCAGGAGTATCTAGTTTTTTATCTACATAGATTTTTTTTAATAACAATCCAATTTCATAAGAAGCTTCGTGTTGGTCGCGCGTTCCATTTTCAATCGTCTCTAATACATCTAAAAATTTGTATAATATTTTAATGTCTAAATCATTTTTTAAAAGCTTATTGTATATCAACGTGTAATTCTTAAATAAAAAAAAACAGTCCGTTTGTAATTCACTATCTAAAGTTTTAAAATGAGTTGTTTTTAATTTACGCTTCATATGTTGTATTTTTATTACATCATCGCGTATAAGTTTGCTATGCTTTAAAGAACGAATCTCTTCGGTATGATTTATGGTATGATTCGCATCTATCATTTCTTGTAATTGAATACGCTGTGAATCGTCCATTATTATTATATAGTATAGTTTTTTATATTTAAATATACTATAATGGATATATTTCAAATAATATCTTCACTAAATCATGATGTATCGGTTCCGATTGGTAAAATGTGTGGGGGTCGTAAACGCACTATAAAACGAAAAAAAACATATAAAAAGAAAAAAAGAAAGACTTCATATGAAAATAATATTATTAGGCGGTTGTAATTGGTTAGGTAGAGATTTAATGAATAAACTTTTATCCGAAAAAAAAAATTTTCATTTGACGTGGGTCGATAATCTTTCGTCTGAATATTCTTCACGCCATTTCACGTGGGATTATGAATATCTAAAAGAAGATTGTTATGATTTTAAATATGGAGACATAACGAATTATTCTTTTTTGAAATCTATTATGAGCAATGAATCTACTATTATTTATAACATTTGGCGTGAACCTGATTCTATGATTGGAATGGGTCATATTACGAATCTTGCGAAAGAATATAATTGTAAACTCATTTATACTACAAATAATACATTAACCAAGTCATTTCAAACCATAATTCAAAAAAACAAAATGAAAGCAATTGGAATCGAATATAATGGCGAACTTGTAGGAGACTATGCTATATGGAATAAAAGAGATGCGATAGATACAATAGAATATTATAAAAAAATAGGTAATCCTATATTCACCACTCATTTTGAATATTATACAATGAATAGCGCGGTTCAATTTATTTATTTTTTTATAATACAAGACATGGATGAAACGATTTTAATAAAACAGCCTACAATTATATATCCCTAATATATAATGAACCCAAAAGATTTAACTTCCGCAAACGAAAATAACTATGCTTATATGCGTAAAATGTTCGTTAAAACCATATCAAATGATACGTACAAAGATTCTTCTTCCTACATACATAATAAAAAAATGAATTCAATTGGGAGACAACGAGAAAGCACCTTTTATACTAAAAACAATAAACGCGAAATAGTACAATCTTTACGCAGACTTCGTTCTAGATCTTAACGACGTTTTTTTGTTTGTACCTTTTTTGTTTTTGGGCTTTTTTTTACAGCACCAAACTTCCCCTTTTTCGCGAAATAACCATATTTTTCTAAACGCTTTTCTTTTTTAGCGGTCATATGTTTTTTACGAGACACAATTTCTCCCCATTTATTTTGTACTAAATCTTTTTTGGTTAAACCCCCAGTGGTTTTTTTGGCATTTCC